GCCATACTTTCCATAGCCAATTGACGTACTTCTGTAGGACTGTCCATAAGACTAATCTGTACTAGTACTTCATCTTCTATAGTACCTTTACCAGCTAACTGTGGTAATAAAGCATTTAATTTTTCAAATTTAAGATTCTCTCTACTAGAATTAATTACTTGTATATTGAAATCTGTAAATTTGAAATTCTCTGGTTGAGCATGAAACAATACGGTTCTATGCCCTACAATATAAGATCCACGTTTACCATTTTTATAAGTAATTTTACCTGCGTTTAGTAAATCAACTAATAAATGTTTACGAGAATCAAATAATAATTCAAAAATGTCTTTTGTAATAAGTGAAGTTTGTTTAACTCCAGCTTGTACGTTTGATACAGCATCTCTTTGTTCGGCTGCAGCATACATATGTCTATTAATACCAGTAACTACATCAGCTTGAGCTTGTATAGATTCTAGTACCATATTTAATTGATTAATAATATCACCATTAAGTGATCCACGGAAATCTCCATAGTGTTGAAAAAGACTAGCGCCTTCCTCTGTAGGATCATATAATTCTAAACCTTGTTTACGGAAAGCCACAAACTTAAGTAAACGTTCCATAAAGTCTTGACCTAATACTTTTGGTATAGCAGCTAAATTTACTCTAGACCCATCCACACCCGCATTAGCTATAAGATTATCTCTGAAGAAAGTTACAACATCATAAGAATCTTGTAAATCTTTACAAGCCAATGTCATAGAATAAGGCTTAGAACTACGATCATTGTAAGTAACACCATTGTAAGATAATGTAGTTAAATAAGGAGCACCAATACTACGAGGCATCCATCTACTCTTACCCATGTTTAAATACACATTCCAACCTACACGAATACCTTCGTAACGATCTAAACGATAACCTTTTTTATTAGGTTTACCATTACCTGCTTCCTTACCGTAGATAGGGTCTTTAAACTTGTTGTGCTTTAACGTTTCAACGATTTGTAAATCCGTCTGCTCTTCTTCCGTAAGTTCAACTTCGTTATTCGCAAGCCACTCTACATGATATACCGGCAATGTGTCCCATGTACTATTAGTGTGTTGATTAAGGACATTATTTCCATAATTGTATATATGATCTAATTGTCTAGGATCTCTAATTCTAGGTGCAGCAGCAGCATCAGCTTGTGCAAATAATACTACTTTTTGCTCATCAGTCATAAGATGACCCCAACGAGAAAGTATTTCAGATCTCTTTAAAAAGAATCTGTGTACTACTGCATTTACTAAAGGCTGATTACCAGCAGATAGAAATTGGTGGTTAGTATTTTTACTGTAGAAAACATTCTCAGGTTTACATATTTCTAATTTAGGATCTTCTCCCTCATGCTCTATGTAAACTCTGTAGTAAGCTTCACCAGCTATAAGCATATCCACAAAAAATTGTTTAATCTTTTGCTTGATATCTATAGTAGGATCTTGCTCAAAGAATTTTAATAAGGCTCCAGCAGCTATTTCAAACTCAGATATAAACCCTTCATTTAAAGAATGTTCTAACTTTTTAAGAAAGTCTTCTTCGTAGGGACTGGCTTTAGGTTGCTCACCTTTATTTACTAAATCAACATTATCAGAATGGAATTTTTTCCACTTATCTACTATCTCTTTAGCTTTTAATTTACGTTTTTGGTCTTCTATATTGGTAAGAGTTTCAGCATCATTTACAGAAATTCTGTAAGTAAAAACTTCATCCAAAAGAATACCCACCAAAACGTCAATACGAGTTTTAATAAGTGGTGTCATTTTTACTGACACTGGAGTTTCTATACCAAATACTTCTTCCAGGTATCTGAATTCATCTTTATCTCTAATACCATCGTAAAGATTTCTAGCTTGTTTGATATGTGTTTTTTCACGTACCATTGCAGCTATATAGAAATCTACAGACTGACTGAGATATAAATAATCGGATTTTTCTTCCTCTGTAATGGAAGTATCCTCAACGTTATAATACCTTTTAGAAAGACTCATCTATTTATACTGTATATAAAATATCTAAACTATTAACTGTCTTAAGTTTACAATCATTTTCGTTTAAAATTAAATTACCGCAGTAAGGATCAAAAGCAACTTTAGTTCCTTTCTCATACTGGGTAGCACCAGCTGCACAAGAGATTACAACCCCAATTTGTGTAAGTGCTTCACGAGGATCAGCTTTAGAGTCATCATAGATTCCATCTTGTACTAATTTCTCGTTTAAAATTTCAACTAAAATTCTATTTCCCGTAGGTTTAACATTATTTACTGACATATCTTCAAAATTACCGTTTACTATTGCTACTATATCGTGACCTCTTATTACTTTGCAGTATCCATCTGTTGTTGGAACCCCATACCCTGCAAACTGATTGAAAATGATATTATCACCTTCAGCTAATTCCGGGCATTGATCTGCTTCTTTAGAACGATCACCTATTTTTAATGCAGCACCAAAGTAAAATTCTGTATCTGTTTTAGTGGCCATACTAGCTTCACCGATATAAATACCATCTACCATAGTTGGTAACTTTGTAACCTCAGCAAGAACGTTAAAATTCTGCGGATTGATTGTTAACTTTTCCATATCTCTTATTGTCTTATTATCAAAGGCTATAATAATAAAACGAGTTATATAAACAAGGTAAAACTAATCGTACATATAAATAGGATTGGAAGGATCACTAGTATCTATCCATCTTACTCCACCATGAGTTGCAAATGATTCAGCTGATTGTCTTATACTTTTATCAAAGTCTTTTGCTTCATTAGATTTAGAAGGTATAACGCCGTATCTTTTTATAGGGGTACCATCTTGTCTGTATTCAGTGTAATAACCAAATAATTGTAAACCTCCTGCAGCTTTTTCTGGTGGCTTAACATTTTTACCCATTAAGTCCTCATCAGATAATTCACATAGCCCCATAGCTATGACCATATCGAATTTAGTTCTATCTTGGCGATTATAATCTTGTAATTGTTCTAATACCTCTGGAAACCAAATAGTATCGTAAAAATCATCTATATAAGATTTGATTTTTTGATCTTGGTGATCGATAATCGGTCCTGCAGCTGTGGTACCTATAAGACTAGTTTGTCTATTAGGATCTGCGTTTTGTTGATTGATAGTAGGTCTTTTCTTTAGTAAATGGTAAAATCCATGATCCCTAAAGTGTGACACTATACCGATTTTTGTATATTCTATATTTACTTCTGCATTAAAGTAGAAAGCTAATTTTAAAGCATTATCCCAGTCTGTTCTTACATCTTGAGATCTTTTAACATAACGAGCAACATAAATATTTGAAGTAGTACGGAAGTAACCTTTTTCCAACATTCTTTTCTTTACAATAATTGCAAGCTCAGAACCCGTTCTTTTATCTTTTGCGTAAGACGAATCCCCAGTACCTTGGTCAATACTATCACAACCAGCTACATACAAATTAGCCATAGGAGTTTTTTCATCTTCTAAAGCATGTTCTGTAAGCCAATGTGGATGTTCTAAAATTTCTATATCACCTAAAGAACTAGGATCCCAAGTAACACCTATAATTTTACCATTTTCAGCACGATCCCATTTAAGAAAACCTTTTTCAGGTCTTGGTATTTTATCACCACCCATAGAGATTGTAATACGTTGAGTAGCTATTTTATCTTGATTAAAAATATTTGTGCCTTTACGCATAAATACCTCTTTGATAGTCATAGGATATTCTTGTAATAAACCTGTGTAAGTTGTGATATCAGATTTTGCAGCTTCACGTTCTTTATTTACTTCTATAACTGCTTGAGCTACATTAGGACAACCAGTCTTTTCCCAAGTACCCGCACGTTTAATATGTGTAGGTGAAAAGAAACCAGACTCCATTTCAAAGTCATTAGTAGGTAAAATTTCATGTGTACGAGGTTGACAAAATATACCTTCAGCTTCATCATTTTCTACAGTACCACCCGTACCAGAATACAATACTTGGCACTTTTTAATACTACCCATTACGTACCAAGAACCACGACTTTCTCTTTTACAAGCACCTAAAGATCCTTTTTGATGAGATGGTGGGAAGGCTGCAAACTCTTCTACGTGTTGTTTCGTAGGACGCTTACCCCTGGTTTTACCTGCATTCTTACCATAAATAATTTTTTCGAATCTAGACAAATGTCCACGTTCTTCTGAAGAGCCATCAGGTAATTCTACTTTTTCTCCAGATAATTTTGTATCAGAAGAATCTGTAATACGTTTTAATTTAAGTGCTTTGTGTAAGACTTCAATAGCCCCCATACATTGCTCTATCTTGTTCCAAGCCTCATTAGTAGTTTCCTCATTTGTAGAGGACACTAAAGTTAAACTACCTGGAATTAATCGATATTCACGATCTAAAATACAATCTATTAAATAACTTTTTCCGGTACCCCTTCCACCCATGATGCTAACATCTAGTGAATTAAGATAAGCCTTCCAAGCATAATCTAGAAAATATCTATCTATATTACTGTATTGTGGATGTGAGGTTGTAAAGTCAGAAGTAGGATTACCGTCTTTATCATATATAGGTACAGGAAAAACAAATACGTTTAACCAATAAATAAATAGTGGATTATAATATTCGCCATCTACCCAAACACCATCGTAACAATAATTTATCAAAGGAGCGTACCAATTTTCCATATCTAAACTATCAGGGTGATAATTTGGTATAGTTCGCCACTGTGTAAGTTCTTTAGGTAAAGGTCTGTAAACTAGGTAATCTGTTAATTTAATATCTTCATCACCGGTAGGTACTCCTAGTAATCTTTTAGGGGAGTGAGTTACTTCAAATTCACCATTCCATATTCTACCTTCTTCATCTTTACGAAAAAAGTCTAATTTAAAAGGATCATATTGATTCTTTACACCTTTTAAAGTAGTAATCTTGGACTGATCAATTTTTTTAGTAGCCATTATTCACCTAATTTACGAGTAAGATTTCCACGTTCTAAAATAGAAGATCCTTTTCCACCACGAACACGACCAGAATTTTCCATTTTCTTAGCAGCAGCAGCTACAGCCAATTTCAAAGTCATAAGCTTACCTATATTTTCTGCTAATTTGAATAATATAGTTTCATTAGAGGCAAATGACACTTCACCTGATTCTTTTTGATTTCTAACTATTTCAATATCAGTAGTTTCCATGATAGTTCTAGCCTCATCTATTTTTTTATCAATAGCAAGTACAGCTCTTTCAGCGGAAGTCTCATTAAAGAAATTATAAGTCTCTATACCTTGATCTATAAGTGCTTGCTCCTCAGGTGTAAACTTTGGTTTTTCATTTTTGAAAGCACGAGACATAGCTTGCTCCGGCTTGAGGCGAAAATCGACATCACGCATAATGTTGTCATCACTAAGATCACAACAGAAAAATATGTATAAAAGCATACGATTGCCTAGCTCCGGGTTTTTCTTTTTCTTAGCATAATCTAAGATATTAGAAAACTCTTCCAATAAAATTATATTAGCGTCTAAGCATACTTTTTCTTGATTCAAAGTAAACTTTAACATCTATTATAATTTATTAAGATCTTTACTAGAAAAAATTCTTTCTTGATATATACCATCTTGCGAAAACCAAAAACATGATACCCCTAAAAGTACGTTTCGGTCAGATGATTTTTCAGTAGGTCTTATACGATTGATTTTAGAAACAATCATACGTGGTTTATTAGGTATATCTTGTTTTAATTCTACTATATCTCCAGTATTGAAGAATACGTGCATTCTAGGTCTATTATTTTCCATATCTCATATTTATTTGTATGAGAATATAAGGTAAAAATTTTAATTCTTCAGGGTCTCTAGAAATTTGTCTATAGGTCTATTATTAATTTTAATAACGTAGCGAGCAAAATCTATAAGATAATTTAAATTGGTTTGTGAAGCGTCATCCATTTTTGCCTTATAGTAATTAGGCATATGAATATTTAAACGCAAATAATTATCTTCCTCATCTACAGACTCATATAGACTCTCCATCATTTCATGAGTATACTCATTATCACTAGCCATCATAATATCTATAAGTGGTTGTATCCATTTATACTTCCAAGCTTTATCCATATCTTCAAATGCTTGTGTAACTCCACAAGTACCTATAGATAAAAGTTTTAAGTCTCCTGCAAGTACATGATACATTTCTTTAGCTTTTGTAAATACAGCTAAACTAGG